CCGCGTCTATGCCAACAATCTCGACAAGGTGGAGGTGATCCGGCCCGACGGGCGTATCGCCGGCGCCGATCCCGCGATGCTGGCCGTCACGGGACAGATCGGCGTGCGATTCGCCGACACTTCCCTTCTTGATCTCGCCGTCGCGGGCACGCCGATCGAATTGATCTTCGAGTGGTCGATCGCCGCCGCGAAGCTTCTGCAGTTTGCCGTTCACAATGTGAACCTGCCGAAGCCGAAGCTTCCGATCACCGGCCCGGCGGGCGTTCAGGCGACCTTCGATTGGCAGGCGTCAGAGCATCCGGCACTCGCGAAGACGTGTACCGCGCTCCTCGTCAACGACATGGCCGCGTATTGATCACGCCGCGCGGGCCGCGGCGAGCGCCGCAAGCGTGCCTTCGGGATCGCGCGCAACGAGGATCAAGAGCGATCGCGCCGCCGGATCGATCCCGTTGCGGCCTTGTTCCCAGTTCCGCAGCGTCGCGACGGGAATGCCGAGCGCGTCGGCGAATTGCTCTTGCGTCATGCCGAGGCGGCGCCGCAGGTTCTTGGGCGCGATCAGCATGTCGAGCGTCAATTCAGGCGCCGTGTCCGGGTCTTCCGCGATCTGGCGGGCAATATCCTCGTCGGTCGTCGCCTCGATTTTGGCGTGGTCGATCGCGGGCTTCGTCGCCCGTATCTCGTCTAGCGTTTTGCGAACAATCGCCACGTCTCGCGCTCCTTTCGGTTTGCAGGCCGAGCCGAGATGATCCGGCGCACCCCGCTGCGGTCGGTGTAGACCACAACGAGCACCATGCCATCGACTTCGCCAATGGCGATGATGCGCTCCTCGCCGTAGTCGCGCCGCTCGTCGGGCGTGGTCTGAACCGGCGCCTCGAAGATGCGGGCGGCCGTGGCGAAATCCACCCCGCGCTCCCTTCGGGTCCACTCGCTCTTGGCTTCGTCCCACTCGAATTCCATCGCCATTCTACGCGAATCGCGTAGTCCGTCAAGCAAGACTGCGCGATCCGCGCAGTTCCGAATCCTGCCGGAGGTCACTCTAACATGCTGAAGCCGCACCCAAATCGACCCGATCCCTATTGGCTCGATCTCCTTCCCGGAGTCCGGATCAAGGTCCGGCCGATCAGCGTCGCGGCGATCATCGGCGCACGGCAGGCCGCCGCGGAGGCGATGAAGACGCAGGACGGCCAAGAAATCTTCGTCGGCAGTGCGGCCTTCACGCGCAGCATCGCGCGCTGGGGGATCGTCGAGTGGGAAGGCGTGGGCGACGCGGACGGCACGCCGGTCTCGCCGAGCCCGGAGAATATCGATGCGCTGCTCGAACTCTGGCAGGCGTTCGATGCGATCGACCGGCTCTATATCGCGCCGGCGCTGATCCTGGCCGACGAAAAAAACGCATCCTCGCCCTCGCCGAATGGCATTTCGGCGGGGGCGAAGCCTACTGCGCCGCGTGCACGCAAACGTGCTCCGGCTGTCCGTATCTAGAACACGCGCCGCAGACCGACGACGGCAAGGCGGCCTGGGAGGTCTTCCATCGCTCCGCCGGACAAGTCCGCGCGGTGATGGGCGGCGTCTACGGCCTCGATTTCGGAGCCGTGCTTCTCCTCGCCGATGCCATGGGCGCGCTCAACCCGGTCCTTGTGGATGCGCTCCCCGAAATCGAGCCGCTCGTCGTGCGCGCCTATGCCAGGGGCAATGAACCTTGACCGACCGCAACGTCTCGATCCGCATCGGCGTCACCGGAAAGGATGACGTCCGACGCGCGTTCGAAGAAGTCGGCAGGGCCGGCCAGGACGCGTTCAACAAGACCGCAGCCGCCATCGATGCCGCCGGCGCGGCGACCGATCGCGAGACGCAACGGCTCCAGCGCCTGGCGCAGGCCGCGCGGCAGGCGGCGAACGCCGACGAGGCGCAGCGCAAGTTCAACGCGTTCATGGGCATCGGCACGTCGAGCGCCGGTTCAGCCCGCGAGTCCGCGAGGGTGTTCGAGGAAGCGGCGAAGGCGACCGAAGATCTCGAAAGGCGGACCAGGGCGCTGCGCGCGCAGATCGATCCGCTCGGCGCCGCGCAGGCGAAGCTCAACGCCGAGATCGCGGAAGCGAACGCCCTCTTCAAGGCAGGCGCGATCTCGGCGCAGGAGCAGGCCGCCGCGCATCAGCTTGCGCGAAACCGCTTCGACGCCACGGCGAAGGCGCTCAAGGGCGTCGGGGACGGCTCGCAGCTTGCGAGCTATCAGATCGTCAATCTCGGCTATCAGCTGAACGATGTGGTCGTGGGCCTGGCGAGCGGGCAACGGCCGCTTACCGTGCTGGCGCAGCAAGGCACTCAGATCGCGCAGATTTTCGCCGGCTCCGGTATCGGCGTCGGCGGCGTCCTGAAGGAACTTGGCCGGACTGTGCTCGGGCTCGTTTCGCCGACAACCTTGCTGGTTGGCGGGCTTGCGGCCCTGGGCGGGACCGCGCTCTACGCCTACAACAGCTACATCACTGCGCAGAAGGAGCTTCAGGTCGCGACCGCCGGCGTCGGTCGCGCCGCGGGCGCCACCATCGACCAGCTCAATCGGATCGCCGACAGCGCTTCGACGGCCGGGCGCATCTCGGTCGCCGCCGCCCGCGACATGGAGGTGGCCTTCCTCCGCACGGGTCGGATCGGGGTCGATCAATTCGGCGATCTGATCGCGGTCGCGAAAAACTACGCCGCGACCACGGGCCAGGACATCGAGGCGGCGACCAAGGAGCTTGCCGAGGCCTTCGCCGATCCGGCCAAGGGCGTCGATCTCTTGAACGCGAAGGTCGGCGGCTATGACGACCGGACGCGACTCCTCATCAAGACGCTCGCGGCGCAGAATGATCTGATCGCCGCCCAAAAGGTCCTGTTCGACAATCTCAAGCCGTCGCTGATCGATGCCGCTCAGACGACGACGGCGCTCGGCCGCGCGTGGGATTTCGTCGCTCGCAATGCTTCCAACGCAGTGGATGCAATCGGCCGCGCGATCGACCGAGCGACCGATCCGACGCTGCAACAGCGGCTTGACGACCTCCTGAAGGAGCGCGCCAACGCCACCACGCTGGGCGGGCAGTACGTTCCCGGCGTGATGGGCATGCCGGCTTTCGTGCCGGCGCGCCCGCTTTCGGCCATCGACGCCGATATCGCGAACGTCAAGCGGCAGATCGCCGAGATCGAGCGGAAGGCCGCCGATGCCAAGGCCGACGCCCTCGCCGCCCGTACCTCGACGCTCGCCGGCGAAGTCGCACGCAACGTCACGCCGGGCTTCAACGAGCTTCAGACGCTCAAGGAGCAGCAGGCGAAGCTCGCCGCGGCCCTGAACGATCCGCTCGCCCGGCAGAAGGTCGCCGACCTGAGGCAGGTCGAGGCCGCCTATGACGCGGTGACGCGCGCTGTCACGAGCTGGCTCGATCCCGCCGAAAAGGCCCGCCGCCTCGACGAGCTCGAAATCCAGGCGCTCAACGCCAAGACGCCGGCGCAGAAGGCGGCGATTGCCGAGGAGCGCCGGCGCCTCGAGCTCGCCGGCCAGGCGACCACGACGGGCACGGCGGAAGCCGAGATCACGCGCGCCGGCACGAAGGCGCGAGCCGAAGCAACGCACGCCATCGCCGAGCAATCGCTCGCGCTGACGGTGAACGCGCGCGCTTCGCTTGATGTGGCGAACGCCTATCTCAAAGGCGCCGCCGCCGCTGAGGTCGCCGAAGCGAAGCGAAAGGCGCTGACCGAAGCGATCCGCAACGGCGTCGATGTCGAGATGCGGATGCGGCAAGTCCTTGCCGACGAGATCGCGCAAACCGCAGTGCAATCCGCGAAGTCGGCGAGCGACATCACCGCCCAGGCCGCCGCGCAGAAGCGGCTCAACGACGCCATCGCCTCGGGTTCGCTCACCGTCGAACAGGCGCGCCGGCAGATGCAGGTCGAGCAGGCGCTTCGGCCTCTGCTGGTCGCACAATCGCTTGCGGAGGGCGAGGCAAAGGCCACGCTCACGCGGATCATCGATGCGCTGCGCGCGGCCTATGGTCGCCTGAACTCCGAGGAGTCGCGCAACGCCGCGCTTGGTCAGATCGCGACGCAG